TCTCTTGATACTAAATGTAGCACAAATATTTCTTTCTGTCCATCTCGTAGTACATTTGATATTTTTGAAACATACAGATATGTTTCGGGTGTATCAAATTGCAACCCTTTGTTAATATTAGAATTTCCTTTTATTCTTACAGCAACTCTTTCTCCACCACGGATAGGTAATCCATTATAAAGAGACTCAATTTTGTTTGTTTTATCATCACCCACAACACCAGATGTACTGATGATTATCATTTTTGCTGTGACTGTAGGGGAAAATAAATCTTCATAATACTGAAACGATACCACACCAAGTCTCAGATCAACGGTAACACCTTGATCAGACTCTATAGTTATCAATTCATACTCGCAGGGACTTAGTGCTGGCATCAGTCTTTTATTTTTTGAAGATTCATATCATTTATCAATCTTTCATTACTATTTACACCACTTCCAAAAGAAGAAAAACCACCATTATATTTGTTATTGTAGTAGGTATTGATCGCTTCTTTTTTCTCTTGATTCAAAATTTTCTTTTGATTTTTTAAGTATATTAATGTTTTCGATTCCTCTCCATTACCTATGTTACGATCTTTAATATTCTTATCTATAAGATTATCATTATCATTTTTCTTTTCCAGTTCATTAATTCTCTTATTAAGATCATCTATAGATTTTTTATTTTCATTTTCTTTCTCAATTAAGTTTTCGAGTATAGAAAAATCTCCTTCTCCATCCTCTCTTCTTCTGTATGATGTTGAACCATCTTCACCCTCTACTGGAATTATATTTGCATCTTCTCTTAACAACTGTAAAAGTTTTTCTCTATTTCCACTTTCAATGATACCAATTTGATAAGCATCTAATTTTAATTCTTCATTTTCAGACATTAATAATCTTACAGCATTCTGTAAATTTTCAGGTAGATCATCAAACTTCTCTGGATCTAACTGCTTTTCTATATTTTTATCTATTTGCTCCCTTTCTTCTTTTTCTATATCAGCATTAAAGTAATCAACTAAGTCTTTATCACTCATCCTTGTAAAACCTAATACCTCCCTTATAAAACCATTCTCCATTCTTTTAAATGCTTTCTGTAATCGAGTGACTATATTTGTCATTTGATCACCTACACCTTGAAGATCTATCTGACTTAAATTAGATCCAATCGCACTAAGTTCTGTAGTAAATTTATTAAAATATTGAACTAGACCATCTGTAAATCCCGTAATAATTTTAAAAAATTTATTCAATCTTTTAAATAAATTTTCAGCAAGTTTTACAATTTTTGGAAGATTTACTATTGCCCATCCTACTAATATTGTTGCTACGAAATCTAATATTCTTCCTAAAAATCCTCTTGTACTAGTCGATACTACTTTATTTACTCTTCTCATAGCACCACCTATACCTGAAGCTTCAATAAGATCCTCTCTTACCTTTCTTCTGATTGCTTGTTGTCTTCTTTGAAAAAGTTTTGCTGAGGTTGATATTTTAGTTTTTATTCTTTCATTTGTCTTACCTATTTTTTCTGATATATCATCAATAAGTAATTTTGACTTACGAACAGTTTCAGTGACACCTGTAACTGCTTTATTAATTTTTGAAAGATTAATTGAAGATATTTGCATTACATCACCACATTATATTGCATGTATGAATTCATAAGATATGGATTATCTGTATTTCCACTTGGAACTACCATCAATGCAGATGCGTCAGATACACCTCCTCCAGCACCACCGTTTATATTAGTTTCATCCTCTTCACTATCCACAACCACAACGTTAGAGTTGTTTCTCAACTGCAACTGTCTATCTTGCACTTGTGATTGAACATTAGACAATTCATTTCCTGAAAATATTCGATCAGTAATTGCATCAGCACCCATTCCTGCTAAAATTAATCCACCAATTTGCACATATGGATTTGCTCTACTCGCAAATTTCAAGAAAAGACTAGTTAAAGCAAAGGTTGAACCACCAGCAAAGGCAATCTCTCCTGCACCAGCACCTTGATCTGCTCTATTCATAGCAGAGAAAATACCTGCAAATATTGATGCAGGTTGTCCAAATCCTCCAAAAGCATTACTTAATCTTGGTTTTACATTATTTCTATTTCTAACATTATTCCTATTTGGTGGAACAGGTAATGACCTATTTCCTGCCCTTGTTCCCCTCACGAACGCATTTTGTGATGCTAGATCAAATATTCTCCTAATTGGTCTAGCAAGTAAATTTGTAAAAGCAACTCTTCCAATAAATGCAGTCAATCTGATTACAGATCTCAATGCTATAGCAAGTCCACCATTTATAGCTAAAAATATACCCGTCGCTACACCCAGTTCTTTTAAAATTTTACCCTTTATCTCTTCTAATTTTTCTTTATTACCACTTATCAACGCTGAAAGAACTTTAATACCTCTTGTACCTATGATACCAAGTAATATAGTAGTAAAGAACTTAACTAAACCACCCAACACTGATTGTGCTTTTGCACCTATCTTTTGTAGAGGAGCAGCCAATGCAGTCTGCATTTTCTTCTCTACTAAACTTTCTTTACCCTCTCTTAGTTGTTGTTGTGCTAGTTGTTCTTCTCTCCTTTTATCATTTGCATCTCTAATCTTTCTAAGTTGATCTGATAGGTCTAACTTATCTGATACTACTTTTAATCCTTGTTGAAGAGTGAGGATTGAAGTGTTTATAGTTATTAAACTTTTTTCAAAGTTTGTTCTTTGTTGTGTACTATTATTTCTTAATGTAACTATTTGAGATTGTAATTCACTTATTCTTTCATTTACATCCGCATTTTGTTTTCCAAAGAATGAATAAAGATTAACAGGATCTCTTTTACGAACAGCAGAAAACATACCAGTACTAGAAGACTCATTTTTTCCAGATCCCTCTGTAAAAGTTACTTCCTGACGTTCTGGGTTTGTGGAACCCTGTTGTTCATTTACTTGATCTTCATCCATTTAGACCTTGTTCCTGTTGTGCTTTCAAATTTTCTTCTTCAATATACTGTTGAAGTAGAGTAAGATAAACTTCTCTCTCCCAAGGAATCATATTTTCAAGCTCTGTCAAACTATATTTATGGTGTTGCATCAAGGCAAAATTTGTTTTGAAGTATGACTCAAGATCTTCATGAGCCATACTTATGCGAAAAAAGCGGAAAGTCCCTCCAGTTTTATAGAATTATCAACATTTGTATTTGGATTTTTGACTTTTAGTGTATGAGATAACTTAGGCATTGTCTCAAAGAATTTTTCAATCTCTTTAAATTGATTAGAATTAAGTTGATCTAAAAATTCATTCATTTCTTCTTTTGTACAGTCAGCAGTAGACCAAGATTCCTCTTCATTATAAACTTGTTCGATACATGATATGATTAGATCAAAAGTATCTTCAGGTTTTATATCACTTGTTGTAAAATTAGATTTAATAAATTCATTGATTGAAGGATACTTCATTCTCATCATAATTTCATCATCTAATTTTATATCCTTTTTATGATCGTCAGATGTGATAATTTTTATATCGTCAAGATTTATACGAACAGGCACTTTAGTTTTATTATCATCAGGACAAGTCACCATGACTTCTACGTCTTCACCAACTGATTTACCTCTAATGTTTAGAAAGAGATATTCAATATCAAATGTAGATAAGGTATCAACTTTTATACCTCTTGTTAGTATGCAGGTAGATAACACATCTTTTACTGCATTTGCAATCTCACTATCAGATTGACTCTCCATCGCTATAATGAGTATCTTTTCTTCTTTAACTAAAAAAGGTCGATATCTTATTTTTTTCTTTGTTGACGGAATTTCCAATTCATATGTCGGGGTACTAATCTTTGGTAAAGGCATGATATATTACAAATTTGTATATTATATAGTAGGTTTATTTAAGCGTCACCAAAGTCAACCACACCATCAACCACAGGGAATGTAGTTGCTGTATCTGGACTTGTGCTCCAATTATAACCTGTAGTTCCATCAGTATCAGTAAATACTTGAGTTACTTTTTTATTATTAGAAGATCCTCTATACCTATCATAACTGGAAAACTTACCAGCAGAGTATCTATCAAACGTAAAAATGGCAGTTGCTTTTAATACTTCAGATCCTTCATATTTAACAGGAGTAGAATTTATTGCCTGTGGGAACATACCATAAAAGTTATACTGCATCTCCTCATTATAATCCCTATCAAACTTAATTATCTTGGTTTCGTAAGTTTTGTAATCATCAGGATATTCCATTCTAAAATAATAATCTTTTCTAGATTGATCCTCACCTGATCCATTTGC